GCGGAACCTGAGTTTGGTACTGCTAACATGGAGGACAGTACTAACAAGCGTTTTATGACAGACGCTCAAGAGACTAAATTAGATAGCGTTGCCACAGGAGCTACTGCAAACGTTGGAGACGTTACTTTGTCTGGTACACAAACAATAAGTGGTAATAAAACTTTTAGTGGTAACACCTCAGCATCAGGACCAATAAGTCAAAGCAACACAACACAATCAACAAACAAAAGTTCAGGCGCGTTTAAAACTTTAGGTGGTGTGGGTATTGCTAAAACACTTAATGTCGGTGAAGATGTAGTTGCTTATGCGTCATCTGACAAAAGGTACAAAGATAATTTACAAGCAATTACAAACCCTATTGATAAAGTAAAAAGTTTAACTGGGTATACGTTTACTTGGAACGATAAGCACGAGCAGTTTAACGGCAACGATGATATTGGCGTAGTTGCTCAAGAAGTTGAAAAAGTATTTCCTGAAATAGTTGACACAAGAGATAATGGTTACAAAGCTGTTAAGTATGAAAAAATGGTTGCTGTGTTAATTGAAGCTATAAAAGATCAACAAAAACAAATTGATGAACTAAAAGAAAAGTGCAATGGCTGTTCCAAGTAGCGGTACTATAAGTTTAGCTGGTATAAAAAACGAAGTAGATGAAGATAACTACAATGCAGGAGAAGAATATACAAGCATATCTTTAACTACTTTAGCTGCTGAAACAACTTTTAACACTAACTCTGATAGTGTACCAAATTCATCTACGCCACACGGTATGTCAGAGTGGTATGGATATGATCACGACGCTGCTGCTTCTTTTACAGATACAAAAGCTGTTTCAAAAACAATAACAACTGGTGTATCAAATGCTATAACTTTTACTGACACTGATGATACGTTTAACTTTACTGAAAACGAAGCTTGGACAATATCATTTTGGATTAAAGTTGGTTGGGCTTCAAATCTAAATACAAACATACATTTTATAGTAGGTCACAAAAGTGGTACATCATATCAGCTAGAAGACGGTATTAAAATATTATATAACGAAAGTAACAATAGACTTAGCATTAGATATGGTAACAAACCAAACGGAAGCACAACGTGGTATAAAGACGCGCAATGGTTGTTTCACTCTAACTCAGGTGCTTATGCAGCTGGTTATGCTGCGGCTGGTTTAGGTAGCACATATTGGAGTGCTAGTAATAGAGGTTATGTAGGTAACAATAATTACACGATGATTACTATTACTAAAGCAGCAACTAACATAGCTAGTTCACTAAAGCTTTATTGGAACGCAAATGCTGCTGGTTCTGCACCTATACAAACAAACGCTGGTACAGCTAAAATAGCAGCAAACCCAATGAGTGCTACAGATAATAGGTTGTGGAGTTTAGGATCAAGAGGTGATTATAATGGTAACCAAGATAAAGCTGGTAACTCTACTGCCACAGTATATAACGATGTAACTATGTGGAGTAAAGAATTAAGTGCTAGTGAAGTAACATCTTTGTATAATAGTGGTTCACCTATGGATGCAGAGACACACAGTGCTCAATCAAACTTAATAGGTTATTGGAAATTTGAAGGCAATGGTAATGCTACAAGATCAAACGATAACTTTACAATAGCAGGTGGATCAGCAATAGTAAATAAATAATATGAATTACTATATAATAACAACAGAAACATTTGAATTAGTAGATAAATCACAAGTGCATTTTATGCATAAAAGCATAGATAAATCTAAAAGATTAATAGCAACAACAGAAGATGTTGTAGAGAGAATTAGAAAGTTTAACAATATAAATACATGTTCTAGTTACACGTTTACAAACAGCAGCGAGTGGGTTGGAGACGAAACTGGCATTGAAGTTGAAGAACTAGAAGATGGAGGATATATACCTCAAATAGATGATTAATAAAATAACGCTTTAAAACGGTGATAAAGCGTGTAATAATAATAAATAAGAAAACATAAAAAAACATGGCAACAGGAAATTCACAAGAAATAGCATACGGCTTTGGACAGCTAGGTAGTGTTTTAGTAAAAACAGGTACCGAAGTAGTTCCACCAAAAGGTATGGCTATAGTAGCTATACAGTTTATAGAAGCAAACACTATTAGTAAGATTGTATCTGAAAGCGATAGAGCTGGTTTACCAAACTATATAGATTCTACAACAGCTGGAAATATGAATCTTTCAGGTTTTCACAAATCTGATGTAACAAACGGAACTTACGCTGCAGGAGCTAACATTACAATAACTGCAAACAAACAAATACAAGTTGGTGACCCAGTATTACTAACAGGTAACGCTGCTGCTGTAAATACAGGAACTGGTATAGTTATTGATCCAGAAACACCAGCACCTAATTACGAAAAATATAACGACTATGTAAAAGTTGTAAGCATAAATGCTGCAGGTACTGTAGTTACTCTTTCACACCAAGTTACTCCAAATGCACAAGCACTGTTGTTTTTAGATGGTGCTAATGGCGCTGGTGGTAACGCAGCTACAGGTGTAACTTACCCAATGGGTATGATTATATATGGTAGATGGGTATCGGTTACTCCAGCTGCTAGTCCAGTAATCTGTTACTTCGGCTACTAATGAGTATTCAAGGTATGTCTCAAGGTTTATCGTTTAGTAATATGTCATATTACATAAGCGAGCGTATACCTGGTATTGTACCTTGTACTACGCCACCTTTATACGCACAAAGTAATTCTGGTTCTTATAACGTTACATTTGATATGGGTAGCGCTAGTGGTTGTGCTATTTTAGTTGCTGAAGTAGGTATTACAAGAACTGACGATCCAACTGTAGCGCCCGCAGACCAACCTATAGGTGATAAAACGAGATGGGAATACAAAGGAGTTTATGGCTCGGAGTATTCAGCTTGCCAAATGGGAACACCTATAGTAGCTGCAAATGCAAACAACTATTATATACCACCTACCGACCTTTATATAATGAAAGGCATGGGTTATATGAGGGGTTTTATTGGTGCACCATACAAAGATAGTGGTGGAAATATAGTAAGCGGAAATACACCTGTATCAACAGTTGTTGGTACTAAACTAACTGCAACTTCAATACCAACAGCTAATGAAGCTTCAACTGGTAGTGGAATGTCAAATGGTGCAAAATATAAAGCTTTTAATAATAGTAACGCTGTTAACTTTGGTAACCCACCAACAGGACAAACAGCACCTTTATTAGCATACGGTATGTTTAGCGGTAACGATGTTTATACTGGTGCTTCTGTATATAATTATAACAGTATTACTAATGTTTATGATGTATCATTGTTAAAAGATTTTGCTGGACCTTATACTGGTCATCTTGAAACAGAAACAAACGATCTAAATTGTAACAAAGCATATCCTGGTTCTTCAGCTGTAACTTTAAATGATGATTTATATAGCACAAGGCAAGCTATGATGGTCGTTCCTATTGCTAATGGTGGTTTGGTTAATATCAGATCAGAACAGTTTGTAGAAGGAACATGGGCATCTATTAAGGTGTTTTGCCCTATAGCTTTACCAAAATGGGGATTAGCAAATAACCGTGTAGGTATTTCAGATGTTTACTCCGATGCTGATATGGACGCTGCTTTATTAATGAATGGAGGCACAAGTATTGTAAACGGCGCAACAACAAGCTCTACAAGTGTTACTTTAACAGTGGCGCAAATAAACTCAAGTGGAGACGCACCTACAGTGGGTCAGCTTGTAACTGGAACTGGAATTCCACAAGGAACTGTGGTTTCAGCCGTTAGTGGTACAACTTTAACACTATCTGCAGCCGCTAGCATAGCCAATGGAGTTACGCTAACTTATCATATACACCCTTTAAGAAAAAAATTCCAAAACTATGCAAACCAAAGTAATGTTTCATTAGATCCTGACCCTGCTTTAAATTCCCAAGCTGATAGATATGCATACTTCGCATTACTTGGTGGTATTTTGAAATGGAAACCTTATGATACCTCAGCTCAAGCTCTTGCTCATAACTTTAGCAACCCAGGTGGTGGAAATTTTAAATTCGCTGCAAACAAAACAGCATACCACGTGCCTAGTCAAAACTCTATATACAGATCGCAAGGTTACTCACAGTGGAAAGATCCAACTGGAGCTTCTCCAGTAAATAACCACGGATCACACGTTTTAGGTAATCACGCTACTTCAGCTTTAAAAGGAAACACAATGACTTCAGGCGGAACAACTCCAAATGAAGATTATTTTCATGGTATTCCAAATGTACATGATTGGGTTTTTTCAAGATCAAATGGATCTGTTAGATCGAGACTACCGTCAAGAGGTATATTAGATAGAACTCGTCATGCAAACAACCAGTCAGGCACATTAGGCGGTTGGTACGCTTTAAGAATAACAGGGTATTTTGACGGCGCAAATCCAACTGTATCATCAACAAAGAAATTCGCTGTTCAAGTCGGTTCACTAGATCACACTAGAGGGACTGCCGATATTGATGTAGATAGCGTTGCAAACCAAGTCCCTAGAGATGGTGTGATAAGAACAATGATAGCAAATTAAAATTAACTTAAATTAAATAAAATGGCAAAAAAAGAAAAGATAGTAGACTTAAAGTCTAAAGCAACTCATTTGACAACTGATGAATTAACTCCTGTACAGAAAATTGTGGGAGAAATAAACAGAATTAAAATGGAGTTAGGTAACATGGAAATGAGAAAGCATGACTTACTACACATAAACACTAACTTACAAGAGGAAATAAGTAAGCTTCAAAAAAGCTTAAATGAAAAATACGGAGACGTAGATATTGATATTAACACTGGCGAGATAAAAGAAAAAGAAGATGTCAAAGCTGATTCGTAAAATATCGATAGGTAAAGATTATAAAAATGACGCCATGCACTATTCTGTTGGACAGGAAGTGTATGGTGGTCATACCATCTGTGATATCATGGAAGAAGAAACAAAGTTTAGTGTTTATATTAGAAAAGGTAAAAAAGTAATACCTTGGAAAGATTTTAATAAAAACATGGCTGTATCAGTAGAATATAATTTAGAATACTAATGAACAGTATTTACGACTTTGTTGTAAAACCAAAAGGTAGTAGATATAATAACAGTAAAGAAGTAGAAGGAGGAAACTTAATAGTTAATACAGATAATGAAAAGTTTCAGTTTACAAACAGAGAGGCTATTGTAATATCTACACCATTAGTAAACAACACTGATATAACAGAAGGAGATACTATCATAGTTCACCATAATATATTTAGAAGGTGGCAAAACATGAAGTATGAAGAAAAAAACAGTAAAAGTTTTTTTGATGAAGATAAGTATTTTATTAATAAAGATTTAATATATGCTTATAATAAAGGAAACGGTTGGCAAGCTTTAGAAGGTTATTGCTTTATACAACCGATAAAGTCAATCGATAAATTCGACACTAATACAGAAAGACCTTTGATAGGTATTGTAAAATACTCAAACAATATTGAGGTTGGTAGTTTAGTAGGTTTTTTACCAAAACTAGAATATGAATTTGTTATCGATGGTAAAAGACTATACAGAATTCACTATAAATTTATTACAATTAAATATGAATATCAAGGAGACGAAGAAGAATATAATCCAAGCTGGACATAAAGCAGTTGAAGAACTAATTAAAGTTGCTAAAGAAGCAATTGTAGATAGTGATGATGATATATCAGCTGATAGATTAAAGAACGCTGCAGCAACAAAGAAGTTAGCTATATTTGATGCTTTCGAAATATTAAATAGAATACAAGAAGAGGAAAATATACTAGATGGTAAAGAAACTAAAACCGAGGTTAAAGCATTTAAAGGTTTTGCAGAAGGTAGATCTAAATAATGTACGAGCAAAATTTATACAGTATCGTAGAACCTATAAAGAAGACTACTATAAGTAGACTTAATAAAGGTAAAAAATGGTCATACGGCTACAACAAAGAACATGATATAGTTGTTATATCTCAAACTGGGCAAATTGGAGAGATATATGAAATACAAGGTTTTCAAATAGCTTTACCTAAACAACCAAAAGACGTTTACTCTAATGAAAGTAAAAAATGGGAACAGTTTGAATACCCAAAACAATTAAGTAGACTAAAAAACATATTTGACTGGCGTAGTTACCCTGAAGAAAAGAAAGCTGATTGGTTTGACTATATAGATGAAGAGTTTAAACGTAGAGATGAAGGTTTCTGGTTTAACAACAACGGCAAGTCCACATACATAACAGGTACACATTATATGTACTTGCAATGGAGTAAGATTGACGTAGGTGCACCAGACTTTAGAGAAGCTAACAGATTGTTCTACATATTCTGGGAAGCTTGTAAAGCAGATAAAAGATGCTATGGTATGTGTTACCTTAAAAACAGACGATCTGGTTTTTCTTTCATGTCGTCAGCTGAAACAGTTAACCAAGCTACAATATCAAGTGACGCAAGGTTTGGTATACTATCTAAAACAGGTGCTGATGCTAAAAAAATGTTTACAGACAAAGTAGTACCTATTAGTATTAACTATCCATTTTTCTTCTCACCTATTCAAGACGGTATGGATAGACCGAAGTCAGAGTTGGCATATAGAGTACCTGCTAGTAAGTTTACTAGAAAAAAGATAACAGCAAACGAAAAGCTAGAAGATTTAGAAGGATTAGATACAACTATAGACTGGAAAAACACAGGAGATAATAGTTATGATGGTGAAAAACTAAAGTTGTTAGTACATGATGAAAGTGGTAAGTGGGAAAGACCTGATAATATATTAAATAACTGGCGAGTTACAAAAACGTGTTTAAGGTTAGGTAGTAGAATTATAGGTAAGTGTATGATGGGTTCAACATCAAACGCTTTAGACAAAGGGGGTGATAACTTTAAAAAATTATACAATGCATCAGATGTTACTAAACGAAACAGAAATGGACAAACAGCGTCTGGTTTATATTCTCTTTTTATCCCAATGGAGTGGAACTACGAAGGATTTATTGATGAATACGGAAGTCCAGTCTTCGATACTCCGAGTGATGAAGTCCTCGACCCGCAAGGGGAATTAATAGATATAGGTGTTGTAGAAAACTGGCAGAACGAAGCTGATGGTTTAAAAAATGATCAAGATGCTTTAAATGAGTTTTACAGACAGTTTCCAAGAACCACTGAACATGCGTTTAGAGATGAAACAAAAGGAAGTATATTTAACTTAGTTAAACTGTATGAACAAATAGACTACAACGAGGAATTAGGTAGAACACTTGGTATAACTCAAGGTAACTTTCAATGGGTAAACGGTGTTAAAGATTCTAAAGTTATATTTTACCCAGATAAAAAAGGTAGGTTTAAAATAAGTTGGACACCACCTCAACATATGCAGAATAAAATACTGTTAAAAAATAATGTTAGATGGCCTGGTAATGAACACATGGGAGCGTTTGGTTGTGATAGTTATGATATATCAGGAACAGTAGATGGTAAAGGTTCAAAAGGTGCTTTGCACGGGTTAACCAAGTTTAGCATGGAAGATGTTCCACCAAACAAATTCTTTTTAGAATACGTAGCAAGACCACAGACAGCTGATATATTCTTTGAAGACGTTCTAATGGCACTAGTATTTTACGGGATGCCTATACTCGCAGAGAACAATAAACCTCGTCTATTGTATTATTTACGAAGACGTGGTTACAGAGGTTACAGCATGAATAGACCTGATAAGGTATGGAACAAATTATCTGTTGCAGAGAAAGAAATAGGTGGAATACCAAACTCTAGCGAGGATATTAAACAAGCACACGCGGCAGCAATTGAGATGTATATACAAGATCACGTGGGTATTAAAAACGACGGTAGCAATGGTAACATGTTTTTTAATGAAACATTAAATGACTGGGCTAAGTTCGATATAAATAAAAGAACAAAGTTTGACGCGGCTATAAGTAGTGGTTTAGCTATAATGGCTTGCAATAGACATTTATACAGACCAAACGCGCCGATACAAAAACAAGCGTTAAATATTAATATAGCTAAATATAGTAACGCTGGAATAAATTCAAAAATAATTAAAAAATAATATGGCAGAGTCTATTATAACAAATTTTCCTTCACAAGTCGTTAGCGACGCTGAAAAGATGAGCTCAGAGTATGGGTTGAAAGTAGCAAAAGCTATAGAGAGAGAGTGGTTTGAAGGTACTTCTTCTAATAGGTATTCTTTAAGCAAAACTAAGTATCATAATTTAAGAAAATACGCTAGAGGAGAACAATCAGTACAGAAATATAAAAACGAGTTGTCAATAAACGGTGACTTGTCATATCTTAATTTAGACTGGACGCCAGTACCTATTATACCTAAGTTTGTCGATATAGTTGTAAATGGTATGGCACAAAGAACTTATGATATAAAAGCTTACTCGCAAGATGAGTATGGTATGGCTAAGCGCACTGAATACATGGAGAGCGTTCTACAAGACATGAGGGCTAGAGAGTTTAATGATACGGCTAAGCAAACTCTTAATATAGATTTATACAAAAACGATCCAGATTTACTACCTGAAACTGAAGAAGAGTTAGCATTGCATATGCAACTAACTTACAAGCAGCAAGTTGAAATAGCAAACGAACAAGCTATAAATGTATTACTTGAAGGTAGTAAGTACGATTTAGTAAAAAGAAGATGTTTGTATGACCTTACAGTTTGTGGTATTGGTTGTGTTAAAACAACTTTTAATTGGTCTGAAGGAGCTAAAGTAGAGTATGTAGATCCTGCTAATATAATTTACTCACACAGTGAGTCACCATATTTTGATGATATATATTATATAGGTGAAGTTAAAAATATACCTATAAACGAATTAGTTAGAGAGTTTCCGCATTTAACAGACAACGATTTAAACAACTTCAAAAGAAAACACAACAGATTAAAAGCTGGAGACCCAAGACATGAAGACGCTGATGTTAACAAAGTTCAGATATTGTATTTTAACTACAAAACATATATGAATGATGTTTATAAAGTTAAAACAACTTCTACGGGAGGTGAAAGAGCTATAGAAAAAACAGATCAATTTAATCCACCAGAAGATAAAATGATGGATTACTCTAAAATGCAAAGATCTGTAGAGTGTTTGTTTGAAGGAGCTATAGTGTTAGGTACAGATTTTTTACTTAAATGGAAGAAAGCTGAAAACATGATGCGAGAAAAAAGTGATTTTAACAAAGTTAAAATGAATTACTCTTTAGTTGCACCACAAATGTACAATGGTAAGATACAGTCTTTAGTTAGTAGAATAACTGGTTTTGCTGATATGATACAGTTAACACACTTAAAGCTACAACAAGTATTAGCTAGAATGGTGCCAGATGGTGTTTATTTAGATGCAGATGGGTTAGCTGAAATAGATTTAGGTAACGGAACTAATTACAACCCACAAGAAGCGTTAAACATGTTCTTCCAAACAGGATCTGTAATTGGTAGATCAATGACATCTGAAGGTGATCCAAACCCAGGTAAGATGCCTATACAGCAAATAGCAAATGGATCTGGTGGACAAAAAATGCAAAGCTTAATACAGACTTACAATTATTATCTACAAATGATAAGAGATGTAACTGGTTTAAACGAAGCAAGAGATGCTAGTACTCCAGATAAAAACTCTTTAGTTGGTGTACAAAAGCTAGCGGCTGCTAATTCAAATGTAGCAACAAGACACATATTAAACTCACAGCTATTTTTAACGGCTGAAACTTGCGAGGCTTTATCACTAAGAATATCCGATATTGTAGAGTATTCACCTACAAGAGAAGCTTTTATACAAGCTATAGGTGCTCACAATGTAGCAACGCTATCTGAGATGTCAGAACTACACTTGTATGACTTTGGTATATTTTTAGAGTTAATGCCTGATGAGGAAGAGAAACAAATGTTAGAAAATAACATACAAATGGCAATTAACCAAAAGCTAATTGATTTAGATGACGCTATAGACCTACGTGAGATTAGAAATTTAAAAATGGCTAATCAAATGCTAAAGATTAAAAGAAAAAAGAAGCTAGAGAGGGATCAGAAAATGCAACAAGAGAATATACAAAAACAATCTGAAGCTAATCAACAAGCTCAACAAGCTGCTGCTCAAAGTGAGATACAAAAAAATCAAGCTAAAGCTCAAGCAGATATAGAATTTGAAACTGCTAAAAATGACATGAAATTAGCTTTCATGAAACAAGAAGCTGAAATGAAAAAGCAATTAATGGACCACGAGTTTGAGATAAATAGAAAACTAAAAGAACTAGAAGGAGGTCCAACAAAAAGTGATGCTTACAAAGAAGATCGTAAAGACGAAAGAGTAAAATTACAAGATGGTTTAAAAAAAGCGGAGCAAACACCTAAAAAGTTTGAGTCAGCAGGTAATGATACTATGGGAGCGGGGTCTGCAATAAGCATAGGAGGATTAACAAGTAACTAATTATATTATATTATGGAAGAAAATGAAAACAACGTAGCTGAGGAGGCTACAAAAGAAACGGTAGAACAAACACCCGTAGATGAAACAAAGTTTGAAACCGCTGGAGATGACAGCGTTATAAAAATAGATTTAACAACACCAATAGAACCAGAAACAAATGAAACCACAGAAACAATTAAAGTTGCAGAAGATAACACTGACAACGAGGGAGTGGTTGGAGTCGATGAAGATGCCAATGCCCCAGAAAAACAAGAAGAAGTACCAGAGGAAACAGAAACACCGAAAGATGAATCAGTATTAGAAGAAATAACTGAAGATTCTACTGAAGAAGAAGTAGCTGAAGCTGAAGAAAAAATTGAAGAAGCAGTCGCTGAATCAGAAGCTACGGGTGATCCACTACCGGAAAACATACAAAAGGTAGTAGAGTTTATGAAAGAAACTGGAGGTACTTTAGAAGAATACGTATCTTTAAATAAAGACTATAGCGAAGAAGATGACTCTGTAGTCTTAGAAGAATACTATCAAAAAACTAAACCTCATCTAAGCTCTGAAGAAATAAACTTTTTACTAGAAGAAGAGTTTTCTTATGATGAAGACACAGATGATGAAAAAGATATTAAAAGAAAAAAAATAGCGTTAAAAGAGCAAGTTGCCAACGCTAAAAACCATTTAGACGGGTTAAAGTCTAAGTACTATGAAGAAGTTAAAGCTGGAAGTAAACTCACTGGTGAGCAACAAAAAGCAATTGACTTTTTTAATAGATACGAAAGTGAATCACAAGAAAATGAAAGGATTGTTAAACAACAGACTGAAGCTTTTCAAAATAAGACCAAACAAGTCTTTAACGATAAATTCAAAGGTTTTGAATATAACATCGGAGATAAGAAGTTTAGGTTTAATGTTAACAATGCTAATGAGGTAAGAGACACTCAAAGTGACTTAAATAATTTTGTAGGAAAGTTTCTTGACAAAAATAATACAATGTCCGATGCGAAGGGTTATCATAAATCATTATTTACGGCTATGAACGCTGATGCAATTGCCAATCATTTCTATGAACAAGGTAAAGCTGACGCCATTAAAAACACGGTTGCTAAAAGTAAAAACATAAATACTGCTAGACAATCGTTTGACGGTGGAGAAGTTGGTGGAGTTAAGTTCAAAGTGCTTGGTCAGAATTCAAGTGGTTTAAAGTTCAAAATTAAAAATAAATAATAAATTTAAAAATTAGATAAAATGGGATTAATAAGTATACCTGGAGCTGGTGATATTACACCGGCTGCAAAAAAACAAGCTGTACCATCTGCGTATGTTGATTTTACAACTGCGACTTGGGCACAGCAATATTTACCAGATCTTATGGAGAAAGAAGCTGAGGTGTTCGGACAAAGAACAATCTCTGGTTTCCTTTCACAAGTAGGAGCTGAAGAGTCTATGGCTGCTGATCAAGTTATTTGGTCTGAGCAAGGTAGATTACACTTATCGTACAAAGGTTGTACGATTGATGCTGGTAACGCTGGTGCATTAAACGCAATTACAATTGGTACTGATGTTGATGGTAATGCAATGGGTGCTAACCACGGTATTAGAAAAGGTGATATGATACTAGTAACTGCAGCTGACGGTGCAAACACTATAACTGCTTACGTTACTGGTGTTGCTGCTGCTGTTGTAACTGCTGAGCCATATGACACTGCAACAAGTACTGAACTTGCTGTATATGGTGCTGCTGGAACAAACCTTGCAAACGTATCTGTATTAGTTATAGGTTCTGAATTCAACAAAGGTGATAACTATGCTGGATCTGCTAACAGAACTGCTAATGAGCCATCTTTTGCTACGTTTAACAACAAGCCAATTATAATGAAAGATTTTTACCAGGTTTCTGGTTCTGATACTTCTCAAATTGGATGGGTTGAAATTTCTGGTGAAGAAGGACAAAACGGTTACCTATGGTACTTAAAAGCTGCTGGTGATACTAGAGCTAGATTCTCTGACTATGTTGAAATGACATTATTAGAAGCTAAAAAATCTGGTCAAGCAATTACTGGTCTTTCTGGTGCTGCTGGTGATGGTACTCAAGGTTTATTTGATGCATTAGAAACTAGAGGTAACGTGTCTAACGCGTTCTTAGGAACTGCTGCTCAAAACTTACTAGACTTTGACCTTACTTTAGCTCAGTTAGATACTCAAGGTGCTATTGAAGAAAACATGATGTTCTTAAACAGAGGTACTTCTCTTAAAATAGATGATATGTTAGCTTCTATGAATTCTTACGGCGCTGGTGGTACTTCTTTTGGAGTATTCAACAACTCTGAAGATATGGCATTAAACTTAGGTTTCTCTGGTTTCAGACGTGGATCTTACGATTTCTACAAGTCTGACTTTAGATACTTAAACGATGCTGCTACTAGAGGTTTAATAAACGGTGGTCTTGCTGCTGAAGCTATCAGAGGAGTATTTATTCCTGCTGGTGTAACTTCTGTATATGACCAAGCGTTAGGAAAGAATCTTAAGAGACCTTTCTTACACGTACGTTACAGAGCTTCTGAAATGGAAAGTAGACAAATGAAGACTTGGACTACTGGTTCAGTTGGAGCTGCTACTTCATCTTTAGATGCAATGGAAATGCACTTCTTAACTGAAAGATGTTTAGTTGTACAAGGTGCTAATAACTTTGTATTACTAAAAGGATAATATCCTTTAAACTTTAGAAAGGGGAGGAAAACTCCTCCCCTTTTTTTTATTAACTATTATTATATTATATTATGGCAAAAAAACAAAAAACAGAAGTGGAACCAACTCCACAGGTTGTAGAACAACCAAAAGTTGAAACACCGGTTATGGAAAAACCAAAACCAGTAAAAATTAGAAAAGCTGATTTAGGAGGTAAGAAGATTGATGATTGGGAAATAAAGAATAGAACTTATATTCTTAGAAGCGATAAAAAACCTTTAACATACACTATAAGAAATCAAGGGTTAACTTGGTTTGACGAGGAAAAAGGTTACGCTAGGGAAATACTAGCAACTGAAAATCAAAAAACAGTGTTTGTAGATGAAATGCTAGGAGATTATAGACCTATGCACATTATATTTGAAAACGGAGCTTTATACGTTCCAAAAGAAAAAGTAATGTTACAAAAGGTTTTATCTTTATATCACCCTTACTTGAACAAGCTTTATGAAGAAGTAAAACCTGTAGCCAAAGCAGCTAGCACACTAGAAGTTATGGATATGGAAATTGACGCTTTAATTGTAGCTAGAGATATGGATATTGAACTAGCCGAAGCAATAATGAGAGTAGAAATAGGTTCTAAGGTGTCTAACATGACTTCTAAGGAACTTAAAAGAGATTTACTAATATTTGCTAAGAACAATCCAAGAACATTTATAACACTAGCTAATGACGATAATGTTCAGCTTAGAAATAAAGGTATAAAAGCTGTTGAAATGGGTTTAATAACCTTGTCACCAGACCAAAGAACATTTACGTGGGTTTCTAATGGTAGAAAACTAATTAATGTTCCGTTTGACGAACATCCATATAATGCTTTAGCCGCTTGGTTTAAAACAGATGAAGGAATGGAAGTTTATTCAAGCATTGAAAAAAGATTAAAATAATCAAACTGTAGAGCGGTCGCCCTACGGGGCGATCGTAAACTACAAAAAAATATAAAATATGCCAATTGTAAATGCAACAACAACTATAAGTATAGACACAGTTTATCAAAGAGTCTTAGCTTTAGCTAACAAAGAACAAAGAGGCTATATTACGCCACAAGAATTTAACTTACATGCTAACCAAGCACAGCACGATATATTCGAGCAGTACTTCTACGACCTAGCTAAGTATGTAAATATCACTAAAAAAGAAGAACCTACAAATTCCCCAACACAAAATACAACAGTAGAACCAGACTTTAGTAGTATGGTTAACTTGATAAGAGAAAAGCTATCTATATACGAAGGAGCTCCTGTTGCTTTAGTAAATAATGCTGGTAATTTAAGTAGACCGGCTTTAGCAGCTTCTGTTTATAGAACAGGTAGATACTTTTTTAGTACAGGTGCTGAACGTATACCTTTGCAAAAAACAGAATGGGATATGAGACCTTTTATAAAAGAAAGTTGGGATGCTGTTGCTGCTTCACCGTTTCACCAAGTATATCAACAACCAGCTAGATATTTGTATCATGAAAATTCTGATGGAAGTATATCTGTTTATGCTGAAAGCGCAGCTACAACTCCAATAACATCAGGCGTTTCTGTAGAGGTTATTGCCGCACCACCAACTCCTGTTAAATGGGGATATGTTGTTGTGAATGAAAACGCTCTTTACGACTCATTCACATCGGCTGACTTTAATCTACATAGATCAGAAGAAACAAACTTAGTTGTAAAGATATTAGAATTAGCTGGTATAACAATAAACAAACCTGGGTTAGTACAGATCGCATCAAACGAAGAAGCTCAGAACACAAACGAAAAACAATAAAACATGCCAAATTACTTAATAACAGCAACAGAACAACTATATTACGAAGGTGCTGATGGAAATCAACACTCTGGCGATGAGAATTATGGTAGTTATCAATTCATAAGTGCAAACCAGGTAGTTAATGATTTTGTAGCTACTTATTGCACTGATGGTAAAATACTAGAGGGTACTAAAAAAGGTGATGTTAATTACCACGCAATGAGAGCTATGCAAGAATTAAGTTATGATACTTTTAATTCTACAAGAGCTATGGAGGTAGAAATACCACCATCTTTAATTATTCCATTACCACAAGACTATGTTAACTACGTAAAAATTACTTGGGTAGATTCAGGTGGTATACAAAGAATATTATATCCCGCTAGGAAAACATCTAACCCAAAATCAATGCTACAAGATTCTAATTACCACTTCACGTATAGTGGAGGTGCTTCTGATGAGGCAGCTGAATCATACACTTGGACGTATTATAAAAACCCAACATCAGCAACTACAAACCAACAAGTAGAGGATTACGCTGATGGTTTTTTTGATATGACTACTGGTGGTAGATATGGATTAGATCCACAGTACGCACAGTCAAACGGTAGTTTTTATATAGACCAAAGACAAGGTTTGTTGCACTTTAGCAGTTCTAATGTTGGTAAATATGTAACTATACAATATATATCAGATGGTGTTGGATATGATGGAGAAATATTTTGTCCTAAGTTTGCTCAAGAAGCTATTATAAAATGGATCACTGTCGGCTGCTTAGAAGCAAAAGCTGGTATTCCAGAACAAATGATAGCAAGATTTAAAAAAGAAAAATTTGCTGAAACAAGAAAAGCTAAGATAAGATTATCAAATATTAAAATAGAGGAGCTTACTCAAATTATGAAAGGAGCAAGTAAAATAATAAAATAAAAATAAAACATGGCTGAGTTAAAACGTGACTTCTCGCAGGCAAAGATGAACAAGGACATGGACGAAAGAGTTATTGGTCCTGGTCAGTATAGAGATGCGAACAATATTGAAATATCTAATTCTGAAGGTTCTAACGTTGGAACCGTGCAAACTTTACTTGGTAACACTGAGAGAACAGTTGGTTTAGTTGCTAGTGACTTTTCTACCTGCGTTGGAGCTTATGCAATACCAGAAAGAAATAAAATATATTACTTTGTCTCTAGTGAAGGTGATCCAGCTACTGGTTTTACGCCTAATATAAAAAAAGATTACATAATAGAGTATGATACTGACTCGCAAGCTACTAAATATGTATTTGTAGATATATTTGCTGTTCAAGACTCTATAACAGCTAACAACACAACTGCTGGAGCTAACTACTTTGAAGTAAGTGACAACGGTGATGGTACATTTAATACCACTGGTATTAGAACTGGTATGCTTGTTCAAGGTACTTTTAATAGTATAACTTTAATTGCCAGTGATAATGTTTGTGTTACAGATGTTGTTCACTCTGGTTCTGGAACATGGAAGATATACCACGACTATCAATGGTGGGTTGGAGCTACTAATATAGCTGTTAGCTCTGGTGACGTGGTTAACTTTGTACCAAAAGGTGGTAATATTGAAGGAAGAGTTTTACAGTTTAACTCTAAGTTCCCTATAGACGCTATAAGTCATGTTGAAGATATGTTATTTTGGACAGATGGTTATACTGAGCCAAAGAAAATAAACATAACTAAATCTATATATGGTACTGGTGGACTAACTATATCTAATGGTTGGAATGATTCTCAGAAAAGATCACACGCTACAAACCAATCTATTTCCCCGGCAGTAAGCGAAAGCACAGCCACGATGCTTAATAATAACAACGCTCATTTTCACACTAGAGTAGTTTTAAAACATCCGACGCTAGCAAGAATATATGTTTTAGCAACAGACAGAGATAAGTTAAGCAGAACTGATGTTAAAAGAGAACATATAACTGTTATAAAAAAATCCCCTAAATTTCCTTTAGAGCTAAGAATGAGTGCTGCTCCTTTTGATAGAGCTCCAGATCCTACCTCAAGCAACCAATTACCTACTGCTAATGTAGTTAGCACTATGATAGGAGTATCTGGTGGTGGTACTTTACAAACTATGAATTTTACCGACGCTAATGGAGATCCTCTCCCAGGAGGTACAAGTTTTACTATACACACTTTTGAAGCAGTAGACTTTAGAGTTGGTGATGAATTAATTTTAACTTCAGACTCTAGCGCTGTAAGTGGTTCTACTTGGAATGAAGATTTAACTGAAGTTACTGTCCGTGTGACAAGTAGCTCTGCTAACAACAACAACCCTATAACTGGACCTTTTGGTATATCTATTTCAAGCACCTCTACAAACATTGCATCTGGAAATCTAAATTGGTATATTAGATTAAAAGCAGGTGATCCTTTGTTTGAGTTTAAATTTCCTAGATTTTCTTATAGATGGAGGTATGATGATGGTGAATATTCAACTTTTGCACCTTGGTCGCAAGTTGCTTTCTTACCAGGTGATTATAGCTACAGAGCTAAAGAAGGTCACAACACAGGTATGATCAATACTATTAGAAGTTTAACTTTAGCTAATTACTTTCATGAGTTTAGTCTAGTACCAAGAGACGTTATAGGTGTAGATCTATTATACAAAGAAGATGGTAAACCTACAGTTTACACTATTAAAACTTTGTTAGAAAAAGATGGTCACCCTCATTGGCCAGATAGAAAGGCTAGTAATAGAAATAGAGGTGTTTTTGAACTAAAGACAGAGATGATACATGCTGTGGTTCCTAGCAATCAAATGTTAAGACCTTGGGATAATGTGCCTAAATCTGCAAAAGCTCAAGAGATAACAGCTAACAGACTATTGTATGGTAATTACAAAGAAGGTTATAAAGTATCTAACAAAATTCAATTAGATGTAAAGTCTAATCAATACAATGATCAAGATCCATATCCTTACACTTCTATAAAAACACTAAGAACGTACCAGCTAGGTGTTGTTTTTAGCGATGAGTATGGTAGAGAAACTCCAGTTTTAATACCAAAACAAAACTCTACATTATCTTTAGGTAAAAAATACTCTACTTATCAAAACGTTATAAGCACAAGACTAGAATATTCTGTTGATGCAATACCACCTTCGTGGGCAAAGTATTTAAAATACTATATAAAAGAAACTTCAAATGAATATTACAACCTAACTCAAGATAGATGGTACAACGCTGAAGATGGTAATGTTTGGCTGTCGTTTCCATCCGCTGAAAGAAACAAGGTGGACGAAGAAACGTTTTTAATATTAAAAAATGAACATGACTCTGACAGAGCTGTAATTAAAGACGCTAGATACAAAGTTATATCAATATCTAACGATGCTCCAGATTACGTAAAAACTACAAAAAAAGAGCTTGGTGTAGTTAGTGTTTACAATTCTCCATCTAACCTAATTGCTTTTACAGGTCTAGGAGCCACAACAACTAAACAGTTTTATGTTAATGATGGTGATATTGAGAGTAACTTAGGTACTGAGTTCTTCACAGATATATACCCTAGAATACCTAAAGGAAATCTTTTTGCTAGGATAGTTGTTTCAGATGGTGGTCAAATTTACAACTCTCGATGGGTTGGTGTTGCTAAGATAGCGAAAATTGGTTCTAACAACGATCAAGTAACTTTAGACTCTGCTATTGGTGATACTGCTGATATGAGTCACATAACTTCACCAGTGTATCAAATGGAGTTTAGACAAGATGTTATAGCCCACAAACCTGAGTTTGATGGAAGATTTTTTGTGAAAGTTCTTAGAGATATTGCTTTAGATGAATATATATTAAAAATTACAAATGCATCTCCATCTTTCTTGGTTAGAGACGCTTTCAGTATAGCTTCTATTATTGCTCCAGGTGAGATAGCTCCTTCTGCTACAAATGCTTGGGTGGAAGGACCTCACCCTACTACAGCGGGTAATCCCGGCGCAGGGTTTACTGAAGCTACTTACTCATGGACAGCATCAGGAGGTTTTGATAGTGGTGATAAGTTTGGGAAATGTGGTGGTTTAGGAGAAACTAGAGATTTTTGGCAACAACACTACAACAATAATGCGAAATGGTTTATTGATGGTGCTAAGTTTGATGGTTACAAAATAAACTGGCAATCAAATACGGGCTCTTGGCCGCACTCTTCTGGGAGCGATGCTAATGGAACGCACAACTCTCACCCTGGTGGTAACAAATCAACGTCTAGAGGTATAAAGTTACTTAGTAATAATAGAGTACAAATTTGGTTTGGTATCAAAGGTTGGGGTAGTGATATTAGTTCTACTAACAAAAAGTTTAGAACTTATATGATGACATCAGGTACTATATTTAGATTTAGAGGCGATCCCGCTAAAGTACCATACAGAGTAACTGCTGGAAAAGGTAGAGCTCAAGTAGGTAACTTTGTTAGAAACACAACTTGGTGTAGGACATGTAAGTCATCTGAGAGTGGTTGTAAAAGAGAAATATTTAGTTGTGAGTTTGAAAGATTAGATGGAACTTTGCCTGGTGGAAACTCTATAGATTACGGTGTTTGGGATCCATTAGGTGCTTTAAAACATGATGGCACAAGTCATACTGGTATAGATATATTAGAAATAGATTTTGGAGCTAGTGAGGGTAATGATAGCCTCTCTGTTGATGATCCAGCTATATGGGAAACAGAACCTAAAGAAGATGTTGGCTTAGATATATACTATGAAGCTTCTGGTGCATTTCCTTTAGATGTTGACGCTGACAACAACGAACTGTTAATTCCTTTGTATTCCACGTTAATGGCAAAAGGTGATATAACTTCTACCGACCCAGCAACTGGATTAACTGTAACTGAAACAAATGTGAGTCATGGTCCTTATAAAGTTTTAGCTGTAGGTTCGACAGGTAATCCTGATACTACTTTTGTAACTATAGATCCTACAGTAGGATCTATACCACATGATAGTTTTGTAAAGATAACTAGGTATGATGGTAGTGAGATAAGCTTGTATGTAGGTAAATCAGGTGGTGGAGCGTATGCTCAAAGCAATAGTGTATTGCAAATTGAACTTATGACTGGGAAGTCACCGACAAATCTCACAGGAGGTTCACAACCTTGGAGAGCTCCTCATTTTCAACCTATGAAATTAGGTTGGCACAATTGCTGGAGGTTTGGAAACGGTGTTGAGTCTGATAGAATTAGAGATGATTATAATGCTACTCAACTAGATAATGGTGTTAAAGCTTCTACTGTTCTACCTGTGCCTTATGATGAGCAACATAAATCTTCTGGTTTAATATTCTCAGGAATATTTAATTCAACAAGTGGTGTTAACGATTTAAACCAGTTCATACAAGCAGAGCCAATAACAAAAGACTTAAATCCTAGACATGGTTCAATACAAGCTTTAGTAACTAGAGATACAAACACTGTTGTATTTTGTGAAGATAAAGTGCTAACTATTTTAACAAATAAAGATGCATTGTTTAACGCTGATGGCAATAGCAATGTAACATCTAACAACGCTGTGTTAGGACAAGCTGTAGCTATAGAAGGTGATTATGGTATTTCCAAACACCCAGAGTCTTTAGCTGTTACAGCTTCATCTATGTATTGGTGTGATCAAAGCAGAGGTCAAGTGCTTTCTTTACAAGGTAGTTCAATAACGCCTATATCTGAAATAGGTATGAAAGACTTTTTTAGTGATAACTTAAAAGGTATTCACAGAGCAGATGGTACTTTTGATGATAAAAAAGACGAATATAATATAACTTTAAAAACAGTTGTATATAAAACTCAATATAGACCAGATTTTAGATTAACAGCTAGTTACAGTGAAAGAGTTAAAGGTTGGACAAGTTTTAAATCTTTTAATCCTGAGACAGCTATTAGTTTAAACAATGAGTATTACTCTTTCAATAAAGGAAGTATGTGGCAACACCATACTAACCAAATTAGAAATAATTTTTATGGAGTTCAGGGTGTTTCTGATATAACAACTGTATTTAACGATGAACCAGGTTCTGTTAAAAGTTTCAACACTTTGAACTACGAAGGTACTCAAGCTAGAATATCACCTTTTATTATAGCCTCACCAACTAATGCTAAGGGTAACACTTTGACCAATATAGATGATAACGAATATAAAAACTTATCAAGTAAAGATGGTTGGTATATAGATAATATAAAAACAAACCTACAAGAAACAGAAAATCTAGAGTTTAAAAACAAAGAAGGTAAATGGTTTAGCACTATAAAGGGAGCAGCAACAACTTTATCTAATCTAGATGGTACTGAGTTTTCAGTACAAGGACTTGGTAGAACTGAAGATATCTCTAATACTGGTACTCCTTCTGTGCCTTACAAGTTAACAGCTAAGCCTTGGAATCATAACGCAGCTAATAATGCCAATTGGGATTCTACGGCTGATGCTACATCTTGGAAAATTGTTTACCCAGTTGTATTCCCATCATTCATACAGGGATCAACTGTTCCTGATGGATATCAAACGTTTACAATAAGCAACGTTATTGATAACGGTTATGGTGTACTTGCATACTCTGGTTTTGACATGTCAGCAGAAGACTTTGAGGTGCCAACACTTAATAACAACAACCCAACAACAGGTACAGGTTGGAACACTGTGTATATTTGGAACGCAGTAAATGCCGCGGGAGGTAATCCAGCTTGGAATGCTGATACTGTATTTAGTGGTAGTACAAACACTGTAGTATCTGGTATACAAAAAGTTGAGTTTAGAAACTTAGGACAACAAGGACCTTCTAATGAAGTTGAAGTAAAAGTTTTTTACAAAGGCCTTACTATGCCAGCTAACGCTGTAAATTACTTTGTAGATATTGATGTTAAATCATCTGTAACTTTACCACCAGCTAATGGTAATGTAAGTCGTAATAGTAGCTTTGTAATAAGCACGCCAGATTAAACAAATTAAATAATAAAATATGTCAGTAACAGTAACACATGTAAATATAACGTCACCAGATATGACGGAAACTACAATAACAAATTGGGTACCCGTTGGTAATTGGACATCTAAAAGGCACGAAGGTTTAGTTCCGGAAGGCCAAACAACTCTTGTTGCCGAGTACAATGTTTCTGTTAGTTCTGGTAAATTTTTAGAGCCACAATCTAGCGGTGGAAATGGTGTGGATGTTTTTTATTTTTCAAATGGAACTAACTCGGCTTGGGAGCCTTATTACTCTTGGCAGGTCTTAGATACTTATTACACAGGCGCAAACTCAGCATACATAGAGTCTTCTAACGTAAAGATATTCTACACACCACCAGTTAACGTACCTGGTTTAGATCCTGATCCATTGAATTCTGAAAATGGTTTTGCTGGTCAACTTCACGATATTAGATTTAACTACGTGGAAGGAACTATTGGTGGTTCAACAAGTAAACTAATGGGCGTTTCTATTTTAAAACCAACAATATCTAGTAGTGAAACACAGTATATAACTCTATCTAGCTCAGGCACTGGTAACGCTACTCTAAAGGTTTTAAAAGAAAATGTCAATGGTACCGACTACACACATAGTTACAAGTTTTCAGATAACACTTGGGTTGCCAAAGCTAGTGGTTTACAATCAAAGCTTCTTAACTTCACTAACGAGCACTTGAAAAACGGTATGACCGAGGCGGTTGTAATGCCATCGGCAAACGAAAGTAAAACCTATAGTGTTGTTTTAACCGCTGGTACCTTAGCTTTAGAAGCTACAGTTCCAGACGCTCTTGGAGAACTAACGTTCGACACGGTACAAAAAGTGCGCACAACGTTTGAGCCAGAAGCAGAAACTGGAATAACCGTGTCTGGCTCGTTTAATACTTCTTACCGACCAGAAATGACTTCTACTTTTGTTAAATATCCTTTTACATTTATCTATACAAAAGCAAATGGAAGTGACACAATGACTTTAGATAGGCAACCCACTATAGAAGATATTACGGGTCAATTACAAGTTGAAACTATTGATGCTGAGCTTACAACAGCGGGTGGCACTGGTAATGTTATACCTTTGGCTAGTACAGATGGTTTAAAAGTTGGTATGCAAATTCAAGACTGGAATTATATTAAAGGGTTGAGATCTAACTCTAGAATACCAAGTGGAGCAGTTATAGCTTCTATTAACGCTGGTGTTAGTGTTACTATAAAAAACGCTACTACTGGATCAGCCGTCCAAGCTCAACCAATAAGCGCAGAAAAAGCTGGACTTGGTCAAGAGAGAATGCTTTTTGACTCTGACTGGACTTATTCTTTTGAAGATCTTGCTGCAACAATAAACGAAGCAGCTACAATAGTAACAGCAACCGGAACGCTTGTCGTTACTCAATATGGTAGAACAAGCCCAGACGGTAATATAAAATTAAAACCTAACTTTATAACAATATCATAATATGGCGACTAATATAATATTTCCAAAACCAATAAATGTATCTTGCCAAATAGGAGACACAGCTTACTATGTAAGCACTTCCGCATCTGGTAATTTTGTAATAAACGCGTCTACTATAACAGAGATAGGTATTATAAATGATATTGTGACTGTTGCTTCTCCTTTTTCTGTAACTTTAACAATAACAAACAACCTATCTACACCGCCGGCAAACAGCTTTATACTTTTTAGCAAAGACAATAAAGCTAATATGAGCAGTATACTTGGTTATTATGCGGAGGTTAAGCTCGTAAACTCCTCTACTAGCGAAGCAGAGCTTTTTAGTATTGGAGCAGACATATTTGAAAGTAGTAAATAACACAAAAAAAGTGTGATTATTTAACTATAATTAAATTAAATATGAATAAAGATATAAAATTATCTACACGAAAGAAAATCTTAGATTTTCAAAAGGTGTTGATAAGTGATGTTGATGGGGTGAATGTTGTTACACATCAAGACTCAGAGTTGTTTCCTTTGAAACATACTTTTGCAGATGGTATATATGTTAGACAAATGTCTATGAAACGCGGATCAGTTGTTGTTGGAGCTATACACAAACACTTACATGTTTGGTTTCTATTAACAGGAAATATTTCAGTTGCCACAGAAGATACTATTGAAGATTACATAGCACCATGTTATGTTGTAGCAACACCTGGAACAAAAAGAGTTATATATGCAAGTGAAGAAAGTATATTTGTAAATATACATAAAAACCCTACAAACTCGCAAGACATAGAGTGGTTAGAAAAAGAGATTGTAGCTAAAGATTTTAAAGAATATGAAGAATACATTAATAAAAATAAATAAGATATGAGTTTTTTACTAGTAGGTGCGGCTGCAGTTACAGCTGGTACTGGTGTTTGGAAAGCTATAGCTGGTGGTAAAGCAAAAAGAGATGCTGCTAAAAAAGAAAAAGCAGCTAAAGCTGAAATGGACGCTCAAAAAGAAAAGTTTGCTGCGTTAGACACTAGTAATCCTTACGCTAACATGGAGAACAAAATGGAAGACTTGACGGTTAACCAAAAGGAAGCTGAGTTTCAAAAACAACAACAACAGCAAAGTCAAGCTAACATATTAAACCAAATGAAAGGTTCTGCTGGATCATCTGGTATAGCTGGTTTAGCACAAGCTATGGCACAGCAAGGTTCTTTAGATGCTCAAAAAGCCTCTATATCAATAGGTAAGCAAGAGCAAAACAATCAAATGGCAGAGCGACAAGAAGCTGCTAGACTACAAGGTATGGATAGACAAGGTGAAATTATGTCTAGAGATATGGAAAGAAATAAAATTAATACTTTAATGGGTATGGCTAGTGATGAAAGAGGTTTACAAGCTCAAAAAGGTGCAGCTGCCAACGAACAAATGTTTCAAGGTATGGGACAAATTGCTAGTGGATTAACTCAGGGAGCTGGTGTTGTAAACCAATCTGGTGGTTGGAACCAACTAGGCTCAAAAATTGGAGCTGAAAATTTAATCAAGAAACACGGCGATAAAAAATAAAATATGAATATAAACGAAAAAAACTTAGACCTTGCTAACGAAATAATATCAAAAGACGGATCGTTAGATGAAAACTTTTTTGAAGGCGTATCAGAGGGTGTGCGACAACTGCAACAAAAGTATCTTGCTGCTGGTCAAGATAAAACAACAGCATCTAAAGAAATGGGAAACTTAAATGGTGTTGTAGCGCAAACAGACTCTATAAAAGAAACAAATAAGATGTTAGCCCAAGCAATTGCTGATGGTGACATGTCTAGTTGGAATGACAGTGAGCATACTGAAGATCATAAAGAAACTTTTAACTCTTGGATGTCTAAAGATACTAAAGTTGTTATGAAAGATAATAAAATTGGTAAAATGATTAATGGTAAGTTTACAACTGAAAATGATATTGATAAGCTGCTAAATGAAAGTAAAAAAGATTTTACATCAATGACAGCTTTAGGTGAGATAATTTTAAATGCTACTAATTTAGGTAAAGAAGATAAAGGTATAAAAACAAAAGCTATAAACAATAGTTTTAACGAAAAACAAACTAGAGCTCAGATAATGGATGTTATCAAAAAAGGTAATATAAAATCTTTAATGTTTGATCCTATTTTAGATGGCGCGCCTTTTGTTGAAGAGGTTTTAGAAATGCCTGAATTAAAAAATGTTACTTATAAGTCTTTAGGTTTGACGCCACCTAAAAATGATGATGACGGTATGATTAACGAAACTTTAACACGTAAAGATGCTACTAAAATAGCTTCATCTCTAGCCGAAGAAGGTAACAAAGAACTAGCTCAAGAATTACTAGGTGATTACTTTACTAAAATAGTATCACAAAACAATAAAGAAGCAGCAGGAACTGAGGCTGGTGGTAAAGCGGCTAAAGAAATGACTCCAGCTGAGTTAATAAAGAAATATAGAAATAAACAATAAAATAAAATAACTAAATGAGTGAACTAGAGGGTATCATCGCAAACATGCAGAGTGATGGAAGATCTGAAGCTGAAATACAGAGTGTAATAGAGAACTTTGATGAAGAAAATAAAAAGTTTAGTTTTATACCTGATACTATTGTTGCGGAGACTACTCGTAATACAAATAGTAGTATAGTTGTACCTGAAGTTATAAAAGGGCAAGATCAAATGTCTGAAGAAGATCTTAATAAAGAGTTTAAAAAAATAGAAGCTGAGAGAATAAAAGAAGAGACTGAAAAAAAGAAAAAAGAGGAAGAGGAAGCAAAATTACAAACAGAGTTATCAAAAGTAAAGCTTAAGTTTGAAAATCCTAATTTAGGCGGTAGAGGTTTGGTTGATCAAAATCAAGGAGTAAAAAAGCAGTTAAAAGATAAAATAAAAAATACCTCTGTAGTTTCTACAGAACATCAAGAAGCGAAGAAACAATTAGAAGATTTTACACGACAAGAGTTTAATAGTAACTTTACAACACAAGACTATAAAGATGTTGATGAAATTATAAACAACGCAGAAGCTAGTGGTCAAATAAATCTTACTGGTCCAACAAAAAAAGAAGAACTTGACAAGTTAGTGGCAGAAAAAGGTAATTATACCGTTGACAGCTACATGGGCAACAACGTTTATACTTTTGAAGACGGAACGACTGTTAACGATGCAATGCTACCTTCGGATGACCCAGATTTAAAATCTGATTGGTTAGTAAACTACGAGGGTATTAAAGGTCTTGATGCTCAACAAAAACAAAGAATCAAAGATTTCACTAAAATAGGACCTGCTGGCCACAGTAAACGTGATATTTATAAAAAGGCAATTGAAAACATGAAGATTGACACGCCAGTTGGTGGGTATGGTCAATTTGAAGAGCGTGATGTTGATTTAAGTGAGTTTGAAGACTGGCAGCTATTAGATGGCTTAAATTTTGAACAAATACAGCAATTTGCTGGTATTAGTTATTCAGATGGTCTTTTAAGAGGAGATGACGTTGTTGAAAAAAATTCTTTTGATAAGAAAAACCATATAGACAACTTAGCAAGAAAGTTTTATAGATTAGAAAACGAAGTTGTTAACGAACAGCATAATGATTTGCTTGATGACTTTGAGGCTCTTAGTGAAGAGGTTCAAAACAATAATATAAAAGGTGAAACGTTAAAAGGAAAAATAGATAAATTTAACACTACATTTACTCCAGTAGCTGAAAAATACGACAAAGCTGTTACAGATATAGAGGCTTCAGCCGCTAGTGTTGACGGTTTACTTGAAGAGTTAAATAGCATTCCAAGACCTACAAAAAAAGGTTTGTATTCACACTCAGCGCATGTAAGTTCTTACAACAAAGCCGTTAATAATTATCAAACAGCGGTTACAAATCACAATTCCCTTATTACAAAAAACAAACCCTTGTTTAACGAGTATGGTTCTTTAATAAAAGAGAACGAAGCGTTACAAGCAGAGTCAGACCAATACAATGAAGAGTTAGGTAATATTAATAGAACTCAAGAAGATCTTAATAACAGACAAGGCGAGTTAGAAGTAAAAAGAAAAGCATCACAAAACAAATACGGGTTAACAATTGCTGACGGTATATTAAAAAATGATAAAGAAAGGTTTACAAATATAAAAGCATACGAAGACTGGAGAAAAACAAACAAAATAGAAAATAGTATATTTGACAAAGATGCTTGGTTATCTTTTGGACAAGGAATGGGGAAAACATGGGGTAAAATGTATACCGGTGGACAATTGTTTGCGTTAAGAGGCCTTGACGCTGTTACTGGCGGTGCTTTTAGTAGAGGTGATGAATACACAAATTTAGATTACCTTGAAGATATGTACGACAAATTTTCAAACTACGATCTTGTGGGTGTAGCTACAGATGAGGATTACGGAGAAGGTGGGCCGTCAGGAATTAATTATGCTACTAAAGTAGTGGCTGAAGGACTTCCGTTTATGTTAGCTATAGCTAATGGACCCGGTCTTATATCAGGTTCGTCAAAAATAGCTCAGGGAATAAATATGTCTACTACAGGTTTTCAATTGACAGCTATGGACAATGTTTTAGAAGGTGAAAAAATGGGTTTAAGTAGATCCCAAGCAACGATGTACGGTGGTGTTATAGGTACAACTATTGGTTTGACTCAGTTAATAATGCCTGATTCTAAAATTTTACAAGGTACTGGTATAAACGAAATTGCAAAAAAAGGTTTAGGAGATATATTTAAAAGAGGTTTAACTAAGGAAGCAACTAAATTTGCTGTTGGTAATTGGTTTAAAAGAAACGTTGGGGAAATGTTTGAGGAACAGGTTGAAGC